GCTCGCTAAAGAGAAGCGCGCCGCTGACGTCCTCTTTGATGGGGCTAACTTCAACACCGCAACCTCAACCGCTCAGTTTGGTGGCAAGTTTGACGTGGCGGGCGCTGAGCCTCTGAGCTACCTCCACCAGCTCAAGGACACCGTGTTTGAGAACGCTCACGGCCTCAACGCTGACACGCTCATCTTGGGTCGTGAGGTGTTCCGTAGCCTCGCTCGCTCAGGTGAGCTCCGTGGCTACTTCCAGGTTGGCACCTCTCCAAGTGGTGTCGCAGGTGGTGGAAGCCTCCTCCTCTCTGATGAGCAGGTCATCAACACCCTCCGTGATCTCCTTGGCATCCCCAACATCCACGTTGGCGCGGCTCGCCAAGACAATGCAGTACCTGGCGCGGCTAGCTCAGAGGGCTACATCTGGACAGGTGACAGCATCTTCATGGGTATCCTCCATGGCTCAGACAGCATTCAGAGCCGCAATGGTGTGCGCATGATGCCTGTGGCCGCTGTCAACCTTGAGTTCGAGGCAATGAAGGCTGGTCAGTACGACAAGCTTGACCTCACCGCTCGCAACGTCTGGGCTGACATGAGCCACCTCTACAAGGTCGTTGACGGTGACCTTGGTTTCGTCCTCACGGACTGCCTCTAAGAGGGTGGCGTGGTCTGCTCATGTGGTCGCTCTCATGTAGCATTGGCTGAAGGTCCGAGCGCTGATCAAAAGGCGCTCGATGACCTCTCAGCTCAGCTTCGTGACCTCAAGGGACCATATGGGCAGATCATCAAAGCAAAGATTAAGAGCCTTGAGGCTCTGATCAAGGCTGAAGCTCAATTCAAGCGTGACTTGAAGCGCGCTCAGCGTGAGACGGTGGCTAACCTACAGACCGCCGTTGAGCTCACCTCAGCTGACCAACTCCTAGCCCTACCAAGGGAACAGCTCCTTGATTTCGTACTCAGGAGCGGAATGGGGTTGGCGGTTGATGACTTTATTACAGCGCAAGACGCAATCACAGAGGTGGCGATTGACACCCTCCAAGTGATTATCTCAGGGGCGAGCGCCTCTGATGTTCCTGACCTTGAAGCCTTGCAAATTGCAACCGCTGATCAGGTCTTTCAAGATGTCATCCTCCCAGACACCCTCACAGCTGTGAGGAGCGCTCTCCAAGGAATGACTGTAGCAGTCCCAATGAGCCAAGCTATTGACGCACTTAATCAGCGCCTTGAGCAGAGCACAGGGACACAGCTCACACAGGCTAGGACTCAGCTCAATAATTATGGGCGCACCGTCACAGCTAAAGCGGCTGAGGCGTATGACCTTGACCTCTACCTCTACACAGGCCCACGCGATGGCATCACCCGCTCCTTCTGTCGCCCACTTATCAACAAGGTGGTAGATGAGAAGCAGATGAGGAAGCTAGACAACGGTCAAGGGATGCCTGTTAAAATTAGCGGTGGTGGGTATAATTGCAGACACAGCTGGTCACCCATCACAGACACCTTCATGGAAGCGGCGGGGCTTCAGAAGGCCACGGCTCAGGATATAGCCAAAGCAAATGCAGGAGGCGCTAGATGATTAAGACGGTCACAGGGCAAACTAGAGTTTATGAGTGGGTGGCTCCTGGTCCTCTAAGCGGCTCAGCTGTGATGACTGTAGGGAGCTCCTCACCTGTCACGCTCACACAGACCCGCGCCAATGCCACAGTCTCAGCTATCGCCAATGACAGAAGGACGCTCACAGTAGACAGCCAAGCCACAGCGCTCCAAGCTGATCAGCTCAAGGCTTACCTAGTGACTGATGGTGATAGCATCTACAGCGTGACCGTGGTGAGGATGGTGGGCACTACAGCGATCCTCGCTGAGCCTCTACCGCGTGAGATAGACATGAGCGTGAGCGCTCAGCTTGTCTTTGGGATGCACTATGGGACCATCCCCTCAGCCATCACCAATACCTCAGGCTATTATCCCATCCAAGTGAGCTATACGCTCGACATGGGACAACAGACACAGACCAAGCTTGAGAAAGGGCTCCTCAAGGTCACGCCACGCCCATTTGATACAGGGCTGAGCCATGATGAGCTGGTTGGTCAATTCCCTCAGCTCGCTGACATGCTCCCACGCCGTCAAAGCTCATTTGAGACTCAGATTGAGGCGGCGCTTGCTGAGGTGGTCTTAGTGGTCAGAGATCACCTGAAAGATGAGCCTGAGGTCACAGAGGATGAGGTGTTCAACGCTGGCTCATTCCTCAATGCTCACGCTTACTGCACAGCGGCGCGGGTCTACGAGATGGTAAACCAACTAGACAACGCTAACCTCATGCGTCAGCGCTGTCAGGAGCTCATGGACATCAGCCTTAGGTCATTAGCCTTAGACCGTGATGGTGACAACGTGGTGGATGACAATGAACTTGACGTAGCTAAGAAGGGGGGGAGCGCTCGCGACCTCAGAGCATCATGGAGCTCCTACTCCAAGACAGCCTATGATGCCACCTTCACACCCACGCGTGGGATGAGGCACTAACATGACCGCCAAGGTCAGGCTCAATCTACCCACCTCGCTGTGGACTGCCAAGGACAGCGCCCGCTTGGCGCTCAATACCTTGGCGGCTATCAAGCTGAGGACTACCAGGGGGGTTGACGCCAATGGGCGCCCTTTCGCTCCTTACTCATCCAATCCCATCTATGTTCCTTACAAAGGGGCAAGGCTGAAGCCTAAGGGTGGGCGCGTGTCACGCTCAGGGCGCTCAGTCTATTATGAGGGTGGCTATAGAGAGTACAAGAGTGAGAGCCGTCAACACTTTGTGGGATCGAGCGCCTTAGTTGACCTCACCCTCAGCGGTGCGCTCCTCAATAACCTCATGGTGCTTCAAGCTACAGATAGCTTCTTCATCATTGGCCTCACTCAGGAGGTCAGAGGCTATGGCTACAGGGTCAATGCAGAGCGTGAGTTCCTTGGTCTATCTCCAAGAGACGTCAATGTGCTAGTCTCAGCGGTGCAAGCTGAGATCACAAAGAAGATCAAGAGGGGGAGCAAATGAGCCAGGGCATTTATTCAGCGCTCGACTATCTAGAAGGCCAGATTGAGGCCACCCTCCCCAAGACGGACTCACATCATGGCTTTGTGAGCATCAACAGCTCAGGACGCGTGGGTCCGCTTGAGGCCCATCAGCACACCACCCGCTTCTTCGAGCTCAGGCTTGAGACATTCGCTATTGATGATGGTGAGGCGGGTATTAGTGGACGTAGGCGCGCCACAGTCAACCTCAGGGTCAGATATGACATTGGTGAGCTCCACTTCATGGAGAGGATGATAGCTGAGGACGCCGCCGCGCTCATGGTCACCCTTAAAGGCCCACAGTATAATCTAGCCTCAACAGGTATCGTCTCCTTGATCCCTGGTGAGCCAACCACAGAGCCAATCCTTGACCCCACCTCTGAGGTCATGGCCTTGGTGTTAACCTTCCCCTTTGACCTGCTTTATTTGGAGGCGCTATGAGCGTGACCCACAGAAGTTTAAGCGTGGCTGTTGAGAGCTCCTTTGGCTCACTCAGCTCAACCACAGGCCTCCCTGACAACAGCGGCCTCTCCTTCACCTCAATCCCATGTGAGCGTGACCCCATTATCGTTTACGGTGACCCTGTGGTCAGCGAGCGAAATGACGCTCGTGATGGTACTTATGGCTATGCTCCTGAGCCTGACACAGTATGGGCAAGCGGTTCGCGTGTTCGCCGCCGCACAGGTCAAGTCACCCTCAGGCTTGACCTCACTACTGTGGGGAGCGCGGTGAACAACTACAGCGCCAACTATCTGGGCCACCTCCTTGGCGGTGGTCTGAATACAGCCGTAGGGTTGACCCATAGCGATGTGGTGAGCTCCATCTCTGATGTGAACACCTTCACGCCTACCACCACTTCAACCAACTACATCACAGGCTCACTCATTGGCGCTGACCTCAACGGCCGCGCTGAGTATAGCGCTGTGACGGACAATGACCTCACAGGTGACATCACCGTGAGCCCAGCTTTCAGCGCTGGCTTCACAGGGACACCCACCATGAGGCTCCTACAGACTTGGTTTGTCCCATCTAGGAATGAGCTAGGTACAACAGAGCACAGTCTGGCCTTCCGTGTGGATGGGGTCAACTTCCGCTCATATGCCTATGGCTGCCGCCTTGAGAGTATGACCCTGAGCCTAGATAATGGGCGCGTCATGGCTGACCTCACCTATCAAGCGGCGCTGATTCAAGATGATCACGCTTCAGCATCAGGGCCTGTTGAGCCAAGCTACAACAGCGGAGCGCCCTGCTTCTTCCGTGGCTCCTATGCTGTCATCTCTGACGCCTCACCAACAAGCCTGACAGATGTGGGCCTCACAGGTGACACCTTAGGGCGTATCGCCCTTGATGTTGATGACTTCACCCTCACAGTCACCAACACCCTCACACCAAAGGGCCACTCTAACAGCATCCTAGCTATGAGTGACATGGAGGTAAGTGACGTTGATGTGGAGCTCACGCTCACGCTCAGCAACGTCAACACCACCATCAATGATGACTTCTTCAATAGAACGCTTCGTCAGGTGTTAGTGGGCTTTGGTCCATTGGCCGCTGGTCAGGGTGGAGCCTTCCAAATCCCTGCCGCCTTCCTTACTGTGGACCCATCCAAGTATGATCCGAGCGGGAATGATATTGTCAGGCAACAACTCACTTACAAGGCGTCACGCTTTGGTGGTGACGTGGCTGACACCCGCCAAAATTACAACACACCGTTTAGGCTCGCCCTAGGTAAAGGCTCTTAATTATGGCGCTCTCATTCCTCCCAGACTCTGATCTCACCCTTGACGTGGTGGTAACCTGTGACCCTGCTGTGGTGGCTACGCCTGAGCAGGTGAGCGCCTACATGTTGAGCGGTGAGCCTTCAGACTTGGGATCGAGTGAGGGGGCTACTGTGTTCACCCTCAAGGCGCTCTCACCTAGTGACAGAGAGACAGCTGAGGTCAAGGCGGGCGCTTACACCCGCTCAGAGCTGGGGCGTCTCCTGTGGCTTGAGGCTCCTGATGACCTCAGGGCTAAAGCGAGGTGGCATCATGAGCTCGCTGAGGATGAGCGTGAGGCGCTCGCTTCCTATCAAGGCTACCTTAACAGGGTCTTTGTGGAGATGGTCAGGGTGGCGCTCATTAGCATTGATGGTGAGCCCGCTGAGGGGAAGCTTGACCTGATCACACCTGACGCTCATAGGCTTCAAGTCATCTCTGAGCTAGTGCAGCACATTCAACGGATGAGCCTCTTAGGTCAGCGGGGAAAATAGCGCTCGCGTCCTCTGTGTGGCTTGCCAATAGCAGGGGGCGCGGGTGGAGCTGTGACCAATGCAGGGAGCGCCCTGCATTAAGGCGTCAGCGTGGAAACTGTGGCGGTCCTTTTAAGGAAGGGCTCCCACTTGCTCAGCGTGATGAGCGGGGCTTATTTGTCCCTGGTTATCGTGTCGCGCCAAACTGTGGCGGGGGCTTTGCTGACCTTGAGGTCAGGTCATGTCCCATCGCTGATCAGAATAGAATGGCCTCAATCATTGAAGTCTATCACAGACACAGGCAAGGGCTCAGCTCTATAGCGTCTAGCTATCCGCGCCCCACCTGTGCAATAATCGAGGCGCTTGACGTGCTACACTACAACTCAGAGGAGCTAGCACTCAGACAGCGTGAACAAGCTCTACAGGAGGCCCAGCATGGCTGATAATACAATCCAAATCGAGGTTGAGCTTAAAGGTGAAAGAGACGTCACCAAACAGCTAGACAGCTTGAAGAGTGGAGCCAAGGACGTTGGCGAGGGCTTCAAGGGTGTAACCAAAATTATGGACAAGAGCAGCGCTCAGATTGGTGAGGGCTTGTCAACTATGTCAGACGCTGTGGGGTCGAGCGTTGAGGCGGTCAAGTCACTCAAGGGCGCTGTGGGCGCTTTGGGTCAAGGTGGTGTCACTAGCTTCATGAGCTTAGCTGGGCCTATTGGCTTGGTCACCACAGCGGTGGCGGGTCTATATGAGGGTTTTAGACAGCTAAGTGGAGCGGCTAAAGAGGCTGAGGACCGTCAGGAGGCTATGGCCGCCGCCTCAGCTGACCTCACCTCAAAGCTTGAGGCGCTCGCTGAGGGTGGAGTGATTCCAACCACCAGCGCGCTCCTACAGTTTACCAAGGTCACCCTTCAGTCTCAGGTGGCTAAGGAGCTCCTACAGAAGCAAGTAGAAAAGAGCCGTCCTCAGATGGAGGCTTACACAGAATCACTTGACGCTGTGGGCAAGGCTCAAGATGAGCTTAACAAGCTAGAGGCTCAATCTGGTAAGACCTCCAAGGAAACATTGGCGGCGCGTAGGCGATTGAACACAGCTGAGGCGGAGCGTATCAAGGCTCAAGGGGCGCTCAATCAACGCCTCAAGGCTCTACAGGGTCCACTACAACAAAACCTTGATCTTATCGCCAAGGCGGCTGAGCAAGAGAAGAAGCTTGAGGAGAACACCACAGATAATCTCAAGGCCAAGGTTAAAGAAAACGCTGAAAGATTAAAGACTTTACAAATAGCTCAAGAGGAGCTCACCACGCGTGATGACTTGGTGTTGGCTTATGCCAAGGAATCCATCAGCCTTGATGCTTCTGAGGTGGCGATGAAGGCTGAGGAAATGAGCAGGGCTGACCTCATCAAGACCATTGATGAGCAGACTGACGCCATCTATAAGCTCAATCAAGCTGACGTCATAAGGAGAGCATCCTCAGCTAAAGCCAGCCGTCAATTTGCTGAGGCAGATAAGAAGGCGAGCGAGGCTGAGCGTAAGCGCCTACAGGAGATGAGCAAGGCTAGAGCCCGCGCCGCTCAGGCAGAGCAGACACGCCAGACCCTCCTACAAAGCCAACTCAATCAGCTCAATATCAAGCTCACCAAGGAGGGGGATGATGAGCTCTTAGCCTTGGCGCGTGAGCGTTATGAGGTGGGGCTTCAGCTTGCCAAGGATGACGCCATGAAGAGGGCGATTATCCAAAAGCAATATCAGCTTGAGGTTGACACCATCATGGACCAGGCAGAGGCTAAAGAGTTCGCCCGCATGGAGAGGCTAGACGCTGAGCGTGACCGTGAGCGTCAGCGTCAGCGTGATCAACTACAGAAAGACGCAGATGACCTAGTGGCTCAACAGAAGCTCATGGTGAGTAGCTTTGAGGAGTTCACCAAGGCGATCACCAAGACCACTACAAGCGAGCTCCAATCCGCCGCCATGACCTTAGGCTCTATCATTGATGAATATGGTCAGGGCTTTGCAAAGGCAGGAGCTGAGGCCATCATGTTTGGTGATGTGGCGGGTAAGAGTTTTAAGGAGGCCACAGGCGAGCTCCTTAAATCATTAGCGGTAGAGGCCACAGTCAAGGCGCTCATGAAGGGTGCTGAGGCTTTAGCTATGGCGTTCATCAATCCCGCTTTGGCTGGCAACTTGGCGGCGAGCGCCGCCGCTTATGGAGCCGCCGCCGCCGCCGCTAGAGCGGGCGCGGGGGCGCTTGGTGTAGGTGGTGGCGGTGGAGGTGGTGGGACAACCGCCTCACCGTCAGGAGCTCCACAGGTGGCGAGCGCTCCACAGCGGGAACAGGCTGAGACTCAATCAACTGTGGTCAATATCAACTTCGGTGGCGCTGTGATATACGACACCCAAGAGGCGGCGCGCCGCGCTATGGTCAACGATATAGTCCAAACCTACAACCGCAACCCCAGAGGGATGGCGCGCTTTGCACAGAGGATGAGGTGACCCCATGCCATACAACACACCCGCCCCCAATTTCGGCCTCTTGGCTTCCTTTGATGCTCGCCAATGGGCAGGGGTTGACGTGGTACGCTACAACGCCACAGACGTCAGCCTTCCTGCATACGCCACAGGAGGGGGAGTGTATGAGGACGGCTTGTTCTTCCTCAATGGGCGTGGCGTGGGAGACACCACACCCACAGACGCTATGGGAACGCTTGAGGAGGCTTTGGGGACGCTAGCCACCTTCAACACCACATGGAGCGTGGAGCTCACAGAGGATGATAGGATTAAGATCACCTCAGATGCTTACTTTAGGGTGACTCCTCTTGACGCTGATGTCTTAGGGCTTGGCTCCTCCACCTCAATTCCAGATGGGGCTAGTTTCAGCGTGACCGCCTCAGCGGATTGGATGCGGGGTGTCTATAGTGGCGAGCGCTACAGGTTTGACAACTTGTTAGGGACCAGCTTTGACGCCTTTAGAGCGGCTGAAAACCGCCCTTGGCCTTCTCAGGACGTGGTGACCACCCTCAGAGAGCGTGGCTCAGGTGACGTGGATGACCTAGCGCCTACAGACTGCCTTGAGGAGCTCATCAGAGATCAAGCGGGACAAGAGATCAGATTCATTCTCAACGATGTGGGCCACGTTGAAGTCTGGTATATGAACACAGGGCTTTTCGGCTGGCTTGATACTAGCTTTAGAGATCGCCTTGGATTCAATGGGCGTGAGGACGCTGAGGCTATGGGCTCGACAGCCACACCCTATGTGGCGCGTATTGTGGCGGCTAATCCCATGCCTGGGGCGCTCCTCCCCTCAAGGCCCTTCCAAGATCATCACTACAGCGTGGAGAGCGTGACTCAAGCGCGCCGTAAGATTGGCGGGGGTTATACCAGCAACCTCATTGGCACCTACACCACAAGCGCCCTGAGCTTTGATCTTGACGCCCTGCTAGATGTCCGTGACCTTTACCGTCATTTTACTGATGAGTTCATTCCCTATGCTCCCAATGGTGAGCGGGTCAACTTCTATCAAGGGTGGGGTGATTCTAGGCGCTCGCTCAGGTCAGCCTTGGTCAGCTTCACACAGGAGCCCTATGACCTCATCTACACATCTGAGGATAATGGGGACCAAGGGCGGCTCAGGTGCTCGATTGTGACCGCCTCCTATGATCTCGCCTTTGGCTCATTAAAGCGGCGCGTACCTGTCAGCCTGAGATTGGAGCACCTATGAGTAACAGCTTCACAACACCGCCCACGCTCGCTGATGAGGTGACCGTGGTGGCGGGTCAGGTCATAGGTGAGGGAGCTGTGACCGCTATGAGTGACACGGCTAATTATCTCTACGCCCATGGTGGGACTCACAATGTGTTGAGCCAAGCGTGGGCTCAAGGTCAGTTCACTCAGAAGGGGACCACCTATCAACCAATGGTTGAATATGTCATCCCTGTCATTACGCTTGATCACTATGACCTCCATCTCCACTTTATAGCGCTTGGACCTGGTGGCATTAGGTCAACGCTGACCATTGGCTCAGACGTCTACACTTCTGAGACGCTCTCAACAGGGGCAGGGCCTCACGTCATCGAGCAAAGTGTCACTGTGACCTCAACTCCCTTGGCTAGTTATGGGACGCTCTCAATCGAGGTGAAGCACACCACAGGGACACCCAACCACCATGAGATAAGGACGCTTGCAGCTCATTGGGTGGCTAAGGCGTCACCACTCTCAACAGGTGCGCTTCCTGATGGCAAGCTCAACATATACACACCCTTTGGAATCAACAGAGTGGGGAATGACTACCCATTGAGCGCTCGATGGGGTGTAGACATGCTTGAGAATATCGAGACATTGAGGAGGAGGGTAATCACCTATGCCTCATGGTCAGGTGTAGATAATCTTTACGCCGCGCCCACCTCAGTCTCTGACCCTGCGCCCGCTGTTTATCTAGGTGTGGGTGACATTGAGGTATTGTTTAGCCCTGTCTACATCCCTCATGAGGCCTTTGATAGTGATAACTTCTATACTGTGACGGTGTGGTTCAACATGGTGAACATCAGCGCCACCTATCCCTCAGCAACCTATGTGATTATGGGCCAGGAGATCACTCTCACAGCCAATGGGTGGAGCTCACATGACATCACAGTAAGGCCTGATCAAGATGAGGGAATGAGCGAGCTCTTTAACTTCTCAGTTTATCGAGCGGGCCTAGATAACGCTGACGCCAACTGGGATTATCTGCTCAACATTGAGCTTAACCCCACCTTGACCCCAGGGGTTCCTTGGATTCAAGGCCTCTGCATTTGGGGAGTGTGACATGGCAACACCTACTAATTTTCAGCCACTCCCCTCAGCTCAAGCTTGTCATAATGGCGTCATCACTATGGGAGCTCCTGTGGCACAGATGGCGCTGTCATTAAAACAGCTCAATCAAGTCAAGTTTCGATCAGCTGGCTATTATCATGTTGGGCGCTCGACTTGGCAGGATTGGAACTCAATCAACTATGCTAAGGGAGCGACCTTTGGAGGCTATCAAAATATACCAGCCAAGGGTTACACGGATGAGTTTGACCTGTTCTACTTCAGTTTGCCGACCTCTGAGTGGATTGGGATTGAGGTCATTTATGGGGCCGCCTCATCAGCTCCCACCTCATTATCTGGGCCTAATATCTTGATTGAGTTATATGAGATTAGTGGGGGCGCGATTGGTAGCAAGATAGATGAGGGAATCATCTTCACCTATCCTGCACAAATCCAGATATTACAGCGCGGTCAGCTCACAGGGCTAGCTAGGGTCAACACAGGCTCACGCCTCTACACCTTCCCAAGTGGAGGGATAAGCGCGCCAACCTTCCCACGCCCTCTGTATATACCGCTAGCCAACCGAGGTGATGAGCTCGCCATCAAGGTGAGAGCGGAAGAGGTTGTCATTTATGCGGTCCACTTGTTTGACATCTACCAGGAGGCCTAATGAGTATCACAGATGATCGAGCGCGGCGGGTGTTTGTCTTAGAGGTGGCGGGGCTTCCTGTACGCTATACCTCAGGAGCCTTTGACCCTACTGACGCCAACTTCTTAGGGGTCATCACTCCAGGGATCGCCTATGAGGACATTGAGGGCATTGTCAGCGTGGGCGCTTACAGCTCACAGCTTGACCCCTCAGGAGGGGTGGCCACCTATGGAGCGCTTACGGTCACCTTGGCAAGCGACAGAGTAAGGGGTGGCGTCAATGATCCCGCCACCATCTTTGGCAGGTGTGGCGCTCGCGCTTCAGCCCCCTTTAAGGCTCAGGTCACCTCAGAGATTCTATATGCCACAGACTCAGGGACTGTGGACATTGACACCACAGTCTCAGGTGTCACCTATCCCGCGCTGTTTCACATAGGCGCTGAGACAATCAAGGTGACAGGGGCCACGCCTATAGCGGGCGGTGACCGCCTCACCTTTACTGAGCGCGCTGTGGGTCGCTCACAGCGTCAAGCCCACCTCATCACTCAGGGTGGAACCAATGTCCCAGAGGTGGCCACAGCCATCACCACCTTTAGAGGGCGGCGCGCTTCTCTATGGGTAGCTCAGGAGCTCCCTGATGGTGGCTTATCT